TGGATGGTAAATGGCAGCGGAGTCGTCGGTAATGTGCCCATGACTTCAAATGGAAGCACCTTTGATTCGACTGATGTACCATTAACTTTTCCTAAAGCTGATTTTATCGAAGCTGGTTATGATGGTCGAGTGTGGATAGCCGATGCTTCTAAAGATATTTTATATTATACAGATATTGTTCAATCAATTGATGGAACGACCTATGTTACACCATTAACTTTTGATATTACTAAAAATTTTATAACTAAATTCTCTCCTCAGGACGGCGAGTCTATTACGGGATTATTTAGAGTTCCGAAAGCTTTACTTCTTTTTAAACAAAATCATATATACCGTGTTTATAACACAGCGAACGTTGACCCATACCCAGCTTATAATGTAGGCACTTTCTCTCAAGAATCAATTATTCAGGCCAAGGACGGGATTTATTTTCATCATTCATCTGGATTTTATAAGTTTACTTATGATTCCCAACCCACAGAAATTTCTCGTAGAGTTATAGATTTTGTGAAAGCAATCCCTCGTTCATCATATGAAAATATAATCGGTATTTACGATGGTTTTGATGCTGTTAAATGGTCCGTAGGTTCATTGACGGTAGAAGGAGTTACTTATTATAACTGTCAGATGAGATACACTATTTCAACTCAGGTGTGGACAATTTATGATTTTTCTGGTGTAAATATTACGGCTTTGATAAAATATGATAACGGTTCTACCATCGAACAAGTCATAGGCACTTCCACTGGATTAGTGGGAAAACTTGATTCTGGATACACAGATTTTGGAGAGGATATTTATTATGATATGATTGATAGGTGGCGTTGTTTTACGGATATGTATTCCTTAACTAAGAATATAAGCGGTATGATGGTTATGACAGAAAATGGAGCTGGAATGTCCCTTCAGTATCAAACTGAAAAAACTCCCGTTGATGCCTGGCAACCCATAGATACTGTTAAAGATAAATTTGATGCTTTATTTCCTAATGCCTCTACTGAAGATTTTAATAATATTAGATTAAGACTTAGGGGTTATACCAATGGAACGCCAATTATTTATCATGGTACCGAAATATTAAGCATCCAGATTAAAGGTCTGGAATCAAACTAATTATGAAGCTAACAGAACTTTTTCTAAATAGATACCTATATAGGGATAACTCTCAGAACCTAGAGACAAAGGACTCTGCTTTTGTGTCCGCCGATTCGACACCTGAGACTCCAGCAGCAATTCCTTCTGGTGGTGCAGCTCAAGATATTAATATTAGTAATGTTTACATAAACGGAAATCAGATAGAACCGGGAACTATCCCCCAGACCGTTTTAGATGTTTCTAATTGGGGATGGGGTCAAACATGCATATTTTCTTCTACTAATGCCAATACTGTTTCTTGGAGTTCCGGAACTTTCACGTCAGCTGACGGAAGTTCTTACGCTATCTCTTCTGGCAATACCGGAGCTATGACTGGTAAAAATTATATTTATTTATCTTTGCTAGATTCGTTAACTGTATATCAAGTAACCACGGTACCTGCAAATTCAGTAGGAATCGGAAAAGTATTAGTAGCAGTAGCTCAAAATGATGCTGTGTCCGGTGTAAAGGCTACCTATAATTTATCAGAAGCTACTCAGATTGTTGGAGATAATATTTTAGCTAATAGTATTAACGCTTCTAAAATAACTACTGGTCAGTTAATTGTTGGTACTAACGTTGGCTTAGGGTCAGCTTTCGCTGCCTCCAGTGCTGGTGCTTTAGCAACTTTAAATGTCGTAGAAACAGCCCAACTCGGAACCACAGTTATTGTTGGTGGCTACATTAAAACTAGTTTACTATCTGCTGACAATATTCAAACAGGAACTCTAACAGTAGACCCTGGGGCCAGTAAAGTAAGTGGTATAACCGTCCAAAGCGGTGGAGCAATTACTCTTAATTCAGTAAATAGCACTTCATTTTCTGATATTAGATTTAGAAACGGGTCAGCTGGATGGGACATGAGATATATTGCTGGTGTCGGTGGTGGTTACACTGCTGGAGATTTTTTAGTTGAACCAGTAGCTAATGGTCAAAATTTTTCAATTGGTTCGTTTCCTTTAACAACTATAGGGATTAATACTAATTTTTCAGTATTTGGAACCTCTAATCTTTACAATATAAATTCTCGATATATAAATTGTTATTCGGTTACTCCGATTTCTGATGCTACTTATAATTGTGGTTCGGCTTCCAATATGTGGGCTAATGTTTATGCCTATAACTTATCTTTATCTGGTGGTAAATATATAAATGTTAGTGGAACTAATATTCAGAGCAATTCAGATTTCAGAGTGGCTGGCTCAATTACTCTAAGCGGGAATATGGTATTTGAAAATAATGCTAGTATAACAATTAATGGAAGGTCATATTTCCAAACTACTGGAGCTTATGACCCTACAAAATATTATTTAAGAAGTGCTTAAAAAACATAATAAATATATGGCAAGAAATTTTTACAAAAGTGGAAATAGTTACTATTACTCTGATAATAATCAGAAGATTTTAAATATACCAGAGTTACAAGCTGCCCAAAAAGCCGGTGGTAAAGAAACTACTCCAATAGAAACTCAGGCTTCTGTGGATAAAAGATACGCCGATGCAGCTGCTAGCAACCCTGCAATTGCTACTCTTGCTAAAGGTGGTTCATCTTTAGATGAGATTATTAACGGTTTATCCACAGGAAATTTAAGTGGCATTGTTGACTGGCAGGGTAAACCATTCAGCACTCAAGACCAACAGGCTGCCTTGGACCAAGGAATGAAAGATAACCAAGCCTTTTATGATGCTCAACAGGAAAAAGATAAAGCCGATGTTGAAGCTAATTTAGCTCAGAAGCAAGCTGATTATCAAGACTATTTAATTAATTCCGGAGAACAATTCCAAACAGATAAAGCTACTTCAGACCAGACAGCTGCTAATAATGGAGTGTTGTTTTCTGGAGGCAGAGTTCAAAAAGAAAAGAAAATGGCCAGTGCTTACAATCAAGACCAAGCTACTAAACAAAGAAACTTAGCCAACTCTGTCGGAACTGCCGCTAGAGATTTTCAGTATAAATACGGAAACGATGCCGCTAATGGCTTAAGTAAATACTATCAAGCTGGAAGCAATACTTATGACCCTAGTACCGCAGCTGGAGGAGTTGCTTCTTCAGGGCTATCTACTATTTACAATCCAAGCGGATACAACTTCCAGGGTACTGTAAAGAATGAACAAAAGGCTAACGCTAATACTAGAGCAGCTGGATTACTTTGGAATAAGGGAAACAAACTTTTAGCAACTGGTTATAATAATAAATACTAAAAATATGCCAAGCACATTATCTAATCTTTATAGCAACAACGGCCTAAATGCTGCCGGAGTCAAGGCTTTCAGTAATCCGTTTTCTGACAGGCCTCTTCCTAACGGAGCAGGGGTTTACGATGCAGCGGCTACTTCGGGCCCAGTTATCAAACCAGCTCCTATTTTTACTGGAATTAAACCAGTAGTTCAACAGCCGGCTCCTGTGGCCACTCCACCAGTTAGCACTCTTTATGATAAGTATAAAGACCCAAAGACCGGCAAGGTTATGACACCAGAGGAATACGCTATCTATTTAGGAAATAAAGTTCCTAAAGGTAACGGTGAAATTACTAATTATGCTGGAGATGCCTTAACTAATCCTAACAAGTCAGCTTCAGAATTAACCGCTGATGCTACTAATTTAAACAATTCAAGGAACGATATTGCCACTGGTGCTTCTGACCCATATAAAGTCGGTAACCAATCTGGAGTAGCTTATAGTCCAACCGAACTTAAAGCGATTGAAAATGCTTATGCTGGTGTTTATGACCCAGCCCTTCAAGATGTTTTCTCAAGACTGAAAACAACTCAAGATGCTGAGAAGGCCAAGACTGATTTGCAACAAGCTAAAGATTTGGAAACTTATAAGACAAACGAATCAATTCGTCAATGGAGAGCTACCACCGGAACAACTCCTGGGGCTACGGGGGATGGAAAAGAGAAAGATTTATTTACTCAAAGCCAGTTAAACACCGGGGCTAGCAATGCTGGTTTAAGTTTGTCGTCATTCGATGGCCTTGACCCAGATATTAAGAATTTTTACATCAATACTCCCATGGGAGTTAATGATGAAGATAAAAAAGTTCCTATCTATGATGTTTTTAATGCTGATTTTGCTAAAGTTGCCTCTGGAGATTTATCTTCAGACCAGTTATCAGCTGATATCACTGCAAGCACTTTGCCTACTGCTGTTAAACATTACTTTATATCTCAGATTCCAGCAGCTCCAGAAAAGAAAGAAGCTTGGTATGAAACAATCTGGAATGGTGCTAAGAGTGCTTTGGGGTTATAATTTTTAAAAAATATGCCTAGCAATAAATTAAATACAAGTAGTCTAAACTCTGTTGGGCAGGCGGCCTTTAGCAATCCATTTGCTTCTAAGGTAACAACCCCAGTCTTAAAAACTAGTAGTCGTTACAATCCAGTTGAAACTACTCCGGCTCCAGTTCTAAAAACTAGTAGTAGATACAATCCAGTTGAATCTAAAGACTCAGTTAATATTGGCAACTACAATTTTACTCCTCAAGCATCTGCCCCTGTTGCACCTATTATTACTAAAACAGCTAATTCAACTCCGGTGGTCAAACCGAATATAAAATCACAGACATTTTCAGTAGGTGCTGGTATGACTCCAGTCGAAACCGCTAAAGCTAAGACTGCTCTAAAATCAGAGATGGAAATTGCTAAGTCTGAAATACCGATACAGAAAAACCCTGCTCCTATTTTTAATAGTGCAAGGGACGAACAAATTGCTAATGAAATCGAAAAGATAGATGCTGGTAAAAATCCTATTTATA